TTTTTGGTTGTTTTTTTTTGGTTTTTTTATTAGTAAATAATTTTATTTGTTTTTTTTTAAGTGTTCGTTTTCTAGATGCCATATTCTATTATACTATATTTAAAATTATTTTTTTAATAATATAATAAACAATATATTATTATTAATAAATATTATTTTTATAATTATTTAACACAATTTTTATTATAATAATATTTATGATATAAATTAAAATTGATTTTTTTTTAAAGATTAATTTTAATTAATTAATAATTGGTGATGCCTAAAGAATATAAAAAAGATAAAACAGATAAAAAAGATAAAACAGATAAAAAAGATAAAACAGAAAAGAAAGATACTAAAAATGTAATAAAAAATAAAACAAAAAGAAAAACAAAGAAATCACCAATTAAAACGAAAGATAAAGATGAATATTTTGATTATAATAAGAACACTTGGAAAGTATTAAGTCCATATGTTAAAAGTCAATTAAATAGACATCATATAGAACCCTTTAATTATTTTATAGACCATCAACTCCTTCAAATATTAAAGCAATTTACTTTTACAATATATCATGATTTTAATAGTAATCATAATAAACACGTTATTGAATTAGAATGTGAGTTTTTAAGTTTTAGTTTAGGAGAACCTACTATTTATGAAACAGATGGAAGTTCGCAAACAATGACACCAGAAATTGCTAGACAACGTAATTTAACCTATAGTTCTCCATTGTATGTAAATATAAAAATGACTTGTATTAAGAGGACAGGTGAATTTTTAGAAAATGAAGATATTAAAGAAAAGACATTAAATAAAATTAATTTTGGTAAAATCCCTATTATGGTTCAATCTAATTTTTGTGTTTTGAAACAGAAACCAAATATTGATTTAAAAACAGAAGGGGAATGTCCTTATGATTTAGGAGGTTATTTTATAATAAGTGGAAATGAAAAAATAATTGTGTCCCAGGAAAGAATGGCAGAAAACAAAGTATTTATTTTTCAAAATACGCGACAAATAAAATTCTTAAACGCAGAAATTAAATCAATTAATGACAATAAATTTAGTGTTGTAATGACTAATTATGTTAAATTCATGTATAAAACGAAACTTATAGTTGTAGAGACACCAAACTTTAAGACACCTATAAATATCTTTTTAATCCTACGATTATTAGGAATAGAAAAAGACAAAAAAATGATAGAATTGGTTTTATGGGATATTAATAATAGAATTAATAATAGATTAACTGAATGTTTAAAAAAGACTTTATTTAACTATAAAGAAGTATGTAGAGAAAATAATCTAAAAACACATGAAGACATTAAATCCTTTCTTATTAACGAATTAATTTACAAAGGAAATAATAAAGAAATTAAAATGGATAATGTTATGAAAGGAGAATATTTGATTCGTTCTATTAAGATTGAAATGCTTCCTCATTTAAAAGAAGATAATATTAAAAAAGCATATTTTTATGGTTATATGGTTCAAAAATTATTAAAAGTTCATCTTGGTTATTTGGATTATGATAATCGAGATCAATTTCATAATAAAAGAGTTGATACTGCGGGTGCTTCTATTGCTAGTATTGTAAGACAATCTACAAATAGACAAATAAAAGATATTAAAAAATCTATATTAAAAGAATTAAAAAGCAATAAAAATGGTAAAGACCCATTTGATATTATTACACCAGAAAATATTTATAAAATGGTAAAATCGACAATCATAGAAGGTGGATTAAAATATGCGTTGGCAACAGGTAATTGGAATATTAAAACAGGAACTAGTTTTAATAAAAGTAAAGCTAAATCTGGTGTTTCCCAAGTTTTGAATAGATTATCTTATCAAAGTACATTATCACATATTAGAAGAGTTAATTCACCATCTGATAAAAATAATTGTAAAATTGTTGAACCACGCAAGTTAAACGCAACACAGTATGGTTATATATGTCCAGCAGAAACTCCCGAAGGGCAACCCGTTGGATTAGTTAAAAATTTAGCGCTAGGATGTCATATAACTATTTCTAGTAATTCAGAACCAGTCCATATATGGTCATATGCTAATAGTGTTATAAAATTAGAAGAATTTCCTATTAAAGACGCTATTTTTAATGCTAAAATATTTATAAATGGATCCTGGATAGGTATTCATTATAATCCATCAGAATTCATTAATAATTTTAAGTCTGCGCGGGGTAAAGCAATTATAAATATATATAATTCTATTCATTGGAATATTATGGAAAATATCATTTATATTTATACAGATAGTGGGAGATTAACACGTCCATTATATAAAGTAAAAGTTAATGAGTTAATAATAGATTGTTATAGGAAAGATGAAATTAATTCTTTTGAAGAATTATTATTTTCTAAATTGAAGAGTTTAAACATTAATTTATTAGAAAATGGAGAGGGTGAAATAGATAATGATATTGAATTTAAAGAATCAGCAGTTGAATTTGTTGACTGCGAGGAGGTTCAGAATTGTTTAATTGCTTGTAATAATAAAGATTTAATTAAAAATACTGAACCATATATTCATAAATATACACATTGTGAATTACATCCTAGTTTAATACTAGGAATTCTTGGTTCTTTAATTCCATTTCCAGATTATAATCAATCTCCTCGTAATACGTATCAAAGTGCTATGGGAAAACAAGCAATGGGAGTTAGTATGACAAATAATTTGGAAAGGATGGATACATTAAGTTATCATATGAATAATATTGAAACTCCATTAGTATCTACAAAATATAATGAAATATTGAATTGTCATAAATTATCCAATGGATTAAATGCTATTATTGCTATAGCATCCCATACTGGTTATAATCAAGAAGATTCTTTAATATTTAATCAAGACGCGTTAGATAGAGGATTATTCCGCACTACTTTTTATAGAATCTATAAGGATGATGAAAAGAAAATCCAATCATCTGGAAAAGAAGAAAAGTTTTGCAAACCAGACCCGAAATATACTAAAAATATGAAACCTTGTAATTATGATAAATTAGATGAAAATGGATTTATTAAAGAAAATGAGTTTGTAAATTCAAATGATGTTATTATTGGAAAAGTATTACCTATTAAAACTAAAAATAGCAATGTAATGACTTATAAAGATTGTAGCACTAATTTACGAATGAATGAATCTGGTTTTATAGATAAAATTTATCGTAATCGTAATTCAGAGGGATTTAGGTTTTGTAAAATTAAAACACGAACTGAAAGAACTCCAAAAATTGGTGATAAATTTAGCAGTAGATGTGGTCAAAAAGGGACTGTGGGCATGACTCTTCGGAGGGAAAATATGCCTTTTAATAAAGATGGAATATCACCGGATGCTATTATGAATCCTCATGCGATTCCAAGTAGAATGACAATTGGTCAATTATTAGAATGTATGTTAGGTAAAACTGGTGCTTTAATGGGTGGACTTTCTGATTGTACTCCATTTTGTGAATTAGATAAAGAAAAATTATATGATTTATTGGAACTTAATGGTTATAATAGACACGGTAATGAAACACTATATAATGGTATTACAGGAAAACAAATGGATTGTCAAATATTTATGGGTCCTACGTTTTATCAAAGATTAAAACACATGGTTGATGATAAAGTTCATTCTAGAGCAAATGGACCAATTGTTCAATTAACTCGACAACCTCCAGAAGGTAGAAGTCGCGACGGTGGATTACGTATAGGAGAGATGGAGCGTGATTGTATGATTGCTCATGGAACATTATCATTTTTAAAAGAAAGTATGTTAGAAAGAAGTGATTTATTTAAAGCACATGTTTGTCAAAAATGTGGAACCTTTTCTATTATTAATGATGAAAAAATAATCTATAAATGTTCAAAATGTGCTAATTCATCAGACTTTTCCCTACTTAATATACCATATGCTTGTAAGTTATTAATACAGGAATTACAAGGAATGGCAATTTTACCTAAATTATACACTTAAATATATTATCAAAATATATATTTTGATAATATATTTAATTATATAATTAAATAATAAAAATAATAAATTAGAATTTTTTTATTTGTAAGTGATAAATAAGAATGGAAAATAAAAAAACATTATATAGAATAACTGAAGATTATTTAAAAAACTATTCTATTGATAATCCACCCTTAATATCTTTATATAGAGATTATTCTATACAAGAAGATTATGATAATTATAAATCAAGTGATAATTATTCTAATTTTATAAATAATATTAAAGAATTATTAAAAGATAATGTTTCTGTTTTACAATTAAATGATTTTCCTTATTATACAACAGATAATATAAAACATTATGTATTATGGATTAATAATAAAAAAAATCAATATAAACTAGATAAATCATTTATTAAAAAAGAAGTAGATAAATATTTTGATATCAAGATCAATACTAAAAATACACAAAAGAAAGAAGAGATAATAACATCATGGGTTAATATACCAGATAATTGTAGTATAAAAGAAATTTTACACACTCATATATTTACAAAAATAGTATAATGAAATGATGAAAAAATTGATTATTTAATTTTAATGTTTTAAATCTTAAATCTTAAATATTTGTGTATATTATATAAAATGTCCAAACCTCTTAAAACAGATGATAAAAAAGTAGATACATGTGAAGGATCTTCAAAAACTGAAGAAAATCAAACTATAAAAATAACAGATGAGACATTATTAATTAAAGAATCTCCAACAAATAATATTAATACATATAATGTAAAGATTAAAAGAAAAAAACCAACTTGTAAGAATTGTGGTAAGAATAAGAGGAAAAAAATGAGAATTATGTTATTTGATTGTAGATGTGATATGAAATTTTGTAGTGAATGTTTATTACCAGAAAACCATAATTGTGATTTTGATTATAGAAAAATGGGAAAAGAAATATTAGAAAAACACAATCCTAAAGTTGATTATAAAAAGATTATACATATTTAATATTGAATATTTAATATTCAATATTCAATATTCAATATTCAATATTCAATATTCAATATTCAATTACATTTCAAGTTTTTCTCGTTTAATAAAATATTCATCTAATAGTTGAACTCCTTCAACATATTTCATTTGACAGTCATAGTAAAGTGTGCTTATTTTATCTCTAATACGATATTCCATATCTTGTAAATCATCAGTAGAAATAGTTTTTAATCTAAAAAGACCGCGTTCTTCATTCCTACTCCCGTTATTAACACTCGTATTATTCACACCATCTTCTTTAACAAGAAGTTCTTTCTCTAATATATCAAGTAAAATAACTGAATTATCAAGATATATATTTTTTAATGTTTCGTAATTTTCCATATATTTTTTTAATAATTTACTTTCTAAATTAATTACTATTTTATTATCTCTAGCATTTTCGCAAATATTATTTAATTTAGTTCTATCATAACTTCTAAAAGATTTATTTATAAGTGGAATTAATTTTTTATAATATTTATTTCCAGTAGTATTATTGACATATTTTTTGAAATTTTCAACTAGTTTATTAAGATCTAATTTTCTAATATCAATATTTGTAACATTACCTGTTTTTTTATTAATCGTTTTCCTTATAGCTTTTCTCTGTTTGCGATTATCAACATAATTATTTAGGGCGTTTTTTAATGCTTTCTTATTAATCTTACTTCTTTTTCTTTTTGTTTTTGATTTTTGTATGTTTCTCTTAGAATTACTTTTTTTCAATCGACCTGCCCCTTTACCACCTCTATGAAATTTATACTTGCTTCTTTTATTGTATTTTTTTTTATATTCTTTAATGTTACCTGACACATGTTTAATTTCATTAGATAGATTGGAATTTATATGATTTATATTGTGTTGTTTTTTACGTTCTTTGTCTAACGTAGTTGTTTTTTTTAAATGTTTATTTAATATTTGATGTGCTTTATATTTATCTTTTTTTTTCATAACTTCTTTGGTTCTTTTATCTTTCTCATCTTTTTTTTCCTTACGTTGTTGTTCTAATAATTCCTTTTTTATATTTTTACCATTATCATTAGCATTAGCATTAGCATTATCATTAGCATTAGCATTATCATTATCATTAGCATTAGCATTATCATTATCATTAGCATTATCATTAGCATTAGCATTATCATTAGCATTAGCATTATCATTA